AGAAAAAGGAAAACATTCTCGATATTGGCTATCTTATCGAAATTGTTTTTCGGGAAGCGCCGGATTCTGTGCAAGAATCCGGCGTTTTTTTACGTCCTATGAGAATCGGTTACGCCAGAGTTTCCACACAAGAACAGGAAACGCGAGCGCAAATCGACGCACTGACGAAGGCCGGCGTCGATGCAATCCACGAAGAAAAACGGTCTGGCGCAACTTTGCGCCGACCTGTCCTAGACAAACTCCTCAGAAACCTCAAGCGCGGCGACACCCTTGTCGTCTACAAACTCGACCGCATCGCGCGATCGCTCAAACATCTACTCAGCATCATCGATCGATTGCAGGAGCGCGGGGCGGGCTTTGAGAGCCTTACCGAGCACATCGATACCAACTCCCCCGCGGGGCGCTTGATGCTTCAAATGCTTGGGGCCTTTGCCGAATTCGAGCGAGAAATGATTCGCGAGCGGACAAAAAGCGGCATGCAGGCCGCAAAAAGGCGAGGCATTCGCCTAGGGCGCCCGCGCAGTCTCGAAAGCGAGGACGAGCGCCGCGTCGTGCGGCAATGGCGCACCGGGCGCTACACGCTAACCGCGCTTGCTCACGAATACGGCGTTCACCTATCAAGCATCAAACGCGCAATCTATCGCGCCGACCAACACGCACAGCCGCCGCTCATCCAATAAAAGCGGTTCTACAGTGAGGGGTGGGGCGGCATACGGCGTTGCCTACGCTGCCTGCCCCCAAAGATACCCGCTACTCGGTCCGGCCGGCCGCGCTGAGCCGCGCGACAACCGCCACGACTCCATGACGATGCCGTCGCTCTATACCGTACTTGCATCCGCCGGACACTCCCGACGCTAGACGCCCATTCTCAGCCGCCTGCCAGCTTTGCCAGTATGGGCGGCATGAGCGAGTTTGATACTGTGCGACACACAATTCTGAGGAGCCGCGACCATGCACGACAAAACCCCAGATCCGCGCTACTACCCCAAGCAGTACCGCCGACCCCAAAGCGCTACTCCCCCGACGCCGCGCACCGCCACGAATGCTCCGCTCCCGCCGTCTCGCCTCAAGATTCCGTGCGAGCCGTTCTGGAAACACCCACTCTATCTCGCGATATGGGAGCGCCTTCCGAACAGCCTACAAATACGCCTACTCGAATATGAGGCGAGGCTGGAACAGCGCCAGCAGCAGCCCCGATAACCCTCTCACCTGTCAACTCTACGGGTGTGGCCGAGAAGGGCGCTTTGGTAGCGTGCGGCTAGCCAACCTGAGAGAACCTACCATGCCAACTATCTGCACGTTCACGCTAAATGGGGCGTCGCTGTCCATCCTGCAATGTCCCGGTATCGGAGCATTCGCAGCTTTCTCCGGCATGCCGCGGGATCGAAACAAACCTGCCGCTGTGGCTCACATCGACGCCGGTCCATTGCCGCTCGGCCGGTACTACGTTATCGATCGCCAGTCCGGCGGCCGCATGGGATGGTTCTACGATCTCGCTCGCGAATACGGCTACGGAACGAACCGCAGCCTCTGGTTCGCACTCTACCGCGACGACGGCAAGATCGACGACGAAACGCTTATCAACGGCGTCCGGCGTGGGGCGTTCCGCCTGCACCCGATCGGTCCGCGCGGACGAAGCGAAGGCTGCATTACACTGACGAGCATTGAAGCCTTCAACAAGCTAGCGACAAACCTACGCGCCCGAGGCGCGACAATCCCGATTCCCGGCTCGAGCATGAAGGCCTACGCCATCATCGAGGTTCGCCAATGAAAGTCGTTCGGTACTCCTTAAACGTGCTAGCCACACTCGCGATCGGCTACGGCCTGTCACGCTGGATCGATCAACTGCCATATGAGTTTCCGCCGCTGCCGGCGGCGATTACGGCTGTAATGCGCATGTTCGGCGTCGACACCATCGCCCATGCAGACGACATCGAGGCAATCGGACTGCTCGTTATCATTGTGGCGTCGCTCATCGTCGCAGCGCTGCTCGTATGGCTCGCCAATCGATTCATCGCGCACGGAAGACGGGCATAATCTGATAGCGATCAAGAAAAGGCCCGCTGCGTGCGGGCTTTTCTACGCGCTACAGTTTCTGCACCTGTAAGAGCAACAGGATTTCCGTCCGGCTGCTGTTGCTCGCGCGCCCTCTCATCCATGACGGCAAGAACGAAAGGCCAGAGTCAATGTGCGATTCCTTGTCCTGCGTTAGCCCGCCGATAAGTACGGCATCCCCATCCTCAACGCTGAATGACGATTCGAGCTTGCGCGTGTTCTTAGTCGGCGAATTGTTGACGCCGGTCGTCGTGCGTACGAAGTCGCTGATCTCCTCAATTACGTTCAGATCGATCGCATCTGCCTTAACGGTCGGCTGAACCTGGAAGATTACGCCTGCATCCTGATACTGCACGCTTTGCACCGGAGCACCTGATGCAGTTGGATAGGAAACCGAACCAACGACCGGAACGGACTGCCCAACGTTGAGTCGCGCCAACTGCCCGGAGCGTACCCGCAAGTTTGGTGATGTGACGACCCTGAATCGAGAGTCGCTGTTCAATGCAGCGATTGCCGCCTCGAACCCACCGGCACGCAGCCGAATCGCGTTCGAATCGTCCCCAATGGTTCCGGACCCGATCGACGCCCCGACGCGGCCGCCAAGCAGGCGTAACGCTAACTGGAACGCCGAATTGTTGTCCTCTTGTTTGCTAACCTCATAGACCCACGCACGCACTGCGACCTGACCAGCAGGTGTATCGACTTGGGGGAGCAACTTCTTCAATGCCGATATCTCGCGTGCTGAGCCGATGAACACAAGCGCGTCGGTTGCCTGATCCAAAATTGCTGCTGCTGATGTTGGTGGGGACGCCACCCGCATCCGCGCATCAGCGGACGTTGCGATATCGCGATTAGTCGTGAACCTACCCTCGAACAATGGCTGAACCAGACGTGACAGATAGTCCGCGTCTCGATAGCGAGGTTGATATACATAGTTATCCTGAGATTCTCTTGGCGTAGCGTCGCGCTTTGATACGTAATCCACTCCGTCTCGTGTGTCCACAGCAAATCCGAGCGAAGCAAGGAAGCCGCGCATGAAGTTGCGTACATCTCCGTCTCGCCTGTCAAATCGAAACGATATTGGCCGCTGATCGGCGAGCACTTCGGGAGCAATCACGTAAGGCACTTTCAACATATCGGCGTAAATTAAATCAACCACCTGTGCGACAGGCACGAATCGCAAATCGATGCGCGCACCAGCCGTAGACGGAAGCGCTGACAATGCGCCAGCGGCAGGAGCCGCGTTCGGCGGAACGAGCGCTAAGGCAGATGGCCCAACTGCACCGGCCGGCAGTGGCGGCAATGTCGGTATCGGGGCCTCCGCTTGCCCTGCATTCGCGATCGACACGGCCAGCAAAAGAGGCACAATGATCCACTTCATCGCCCGCTCCCCACGAAGGACCCGGAACTCTGTGGGCCGGACCACGTTGTAACGTTTTGGCCGTCAACCTTGCCAATTCGCGAAACCCCATCACTTGCAAACATCGACGGCGATTCGACGCGCAACCGACCTGAGCCTCCAACTAGAACTACCCATTCGACGTCGTTCGAGCGATACGCACCCGCGATTCGCCATACGTCTGATGCCTTGCCCGCCGAAGATGCCGTATCGACCACCTGACCAACCGCATTTGCCGGTGCCGGAGGGGCGGTATCAATCGAAGTCGAGGATACGGGATGTACAGTCTCCGGCCTCGAAGCCGGATGAAAGAAGCGCCACGTTCCCCACGCACCTGCTATCGCACACATTGCAGCACCTCCAACGATCCACCAGAGCGTCTTATTTGCCAACACGTTCTGACGCTTGTCTATAGTCGCCTCAGCCCCGGAACCACCTACATAGCTGTTATAGAGCGGGAAAATCTCCGCCTTATACGTACGCACAAATGTCCCGATTCTGGTCTTCGACGTTTGCTTGCCGCCCTCATACATCTCCACTCGGTACTTTTTCGACAAGCCCAAACTTTTGAGCTTGACCATCACGAATGAAAGCTCCAGCACGCCGCGAACCGATCGATGTAGATCGGCGATGTTTTGAATCATTAAAGCCACATCGCACGACACTCCCGTTTCGGCACTAACGAAATGCCGATGCATACGAAAAAAATTCATATGTTCTGAAGCGATCTTTGCACCCACGGCCCATAGCTTCCACGCTTCATCGATCACAAGAAAATCGCCCGGCTGAACGAACCCCGGTGTCACAACGGCGCCTTCATGTCCCTCCTCCTCGGTAGGGAAGAACCCATCTCCAAAAATATCTGTAGTCCTAACATGAACGATAGAGCCCAACCTACCATGCACTCCGTTTCGTCTTTCCAAAAGGAACTCGTGTACCCGCTCTTCGCTAATGCCGTCGATGTTTGTCACGACTCGTCGCCCGGCAGCTACAGCATCCAGAAGCGGCCCGGATACCACTTCATATGACTTGCCGGACCCCATGACGCCGCAATATGCGTTGATTGCCATGCGTCACCCGATTACAGGAATGCGACGAATAATGAAGCGCGTCGCGAAAGCTGCGATGATCAAGGGCGCACCAAAACTGAACGCACAGAGGTCGAGAAAATACCAGACGTCCGCACCTATACCTCCGAATGCGCCCGACAGGGATGCGGCCGTCGGCAACAGGCCCGAGTATTGAAGTACGGCTATGAACTCGGTCGTAATGAAATACATGACGAAGTAAGCGAAGAACTTTGCGATGACAGACCGCACCGCGAACCCAAGTAACAGATTAACCGCAGACCCAAGCAGCGCCCACATATATCCCCCTTACGCCATCAACACGATAAACAATGCGCCAAGCGCGAACACGACCACAAAGACTGCATAGATTTTCGCTCTGAACTGCTCGGCAAGTTCGCAATGCGAAGTAACCGTGATCTGACGATCAAACAGCGTTATCGACGGCCGAGGACATACCGCGTTATGCGCGGGAACAGTAAAGCTACGCAGATCGGGGAGCATTCGAAGCAACGGCCGCAAGATCATTTCTGCTGTCGGCGTATCCTCAAGCGAGGGTGCCTTAATTCCCGGCTCTGGGCCGACGTCGACGGCGACGCGATTTATCACATTCACGTTCGGAACGTTCACGACGTTCACGTTCTGAGCGATGCCCGGATCGGGATTCGGATTCGGGTTCGGGTTCGGGTTCGGGTTCGGGTTCGGATTCGGATTCGGATTCGGATTCGGGTCGGGACTCGGATTCGGGTTGGGACTCGGCTCAGGGCGGGGATTCGGGTTCGGCTCCGGGTTCGGATTCGGAACAGGCACAGGCACAGGGTTGGGCGCTGGAGCGGGGTTGGACGCTGGGAGAGGGTAGGGGGCTGGATTAGGATTCGGTCGTATATCAGGTGCTATCACAACGTCCGTTCCGGGCGTAGCGGCCCGCGAGAGCAAATCGGCAAGAGTAGGAATAACAGCAAACGGATCGGATTCGATCCACCGCTCAACGTCTTCCTTCGTCACCGGCGAATTTGCCGAATACGGGAGGCCATCATAGCCCGGTTGTGACGCAGCACGCTTCCATGTTTCATCCACCAACCGCGCAAGTGTCTGCGGTGGAACTTGCGCCTGCGCTGCCGTCCGTGAGAGGTTTCGCACGATATTGGAAAGGTCTCCGCCCGACAGCGAGACGGCACTCTCATCAAATATCCATGGGATTGCGCGGCTTGTGACAGTAGACGTGCGAGAGCAGCTTGTCTGAGGAGCATTCGCGCAAGGCTTGGTATAGAGAGTCGTTGTTCGCGTGTACAGATACCACGGACCATTTGGATTGTGGTCTTCCTTATCGAAGTAGGTGACGCTCGACAGCACCTCTGCATTCTCGACGCTGCCTTGGGGTTTGCGAGCCACATACCATGCACGGTATGAGTTGTAACGTGAAACTTGGTCGAGCGTGTCCGCATACAGACTGGTCCAACCGTTACGGAGGATAAAGGCACCCACGGCCCCAGCAGACGTGGGATAAGGATATCTACCGCATTCGGCGACCGGATTGCAGGTCGCGTCTCTGAATACTCGAATGCCAAACGCACGCGCGCGTGATTCTGGAGATTCGGGTTCCCCGGCCCGCACAGGTATCGAACCCGGATCTTCATACTGCGCGGGCTTCGCAACCTGTTCGAGTGATACCGCCTTCCCGTCAGCACTTAGTGACAATCGAAACGTATCGGTAGCCATTTGCATCATGATGGCTGTGCCTGCCGCCATAATGCCGGCACCCGCAAGCAGCGTTAGCCATACCGGCGCACCGGCAACGGCGAGCGCGACCCCTGCACCCGTCGCAGCGACATTGAGTGCAGTAGAAGCCGACCCCATACCCGCGAGCGTAGCGGCGATTCGCGGATCGTTTGCGGCGAAGCCTCGCTGAATTGCGACTCGCGTTAGAATTGCTGCTTCTGCACGGTTGATTACGAAATTCTCGATCGGCAGGAGCGCGGCCTGTGCGTGCGCTTGCTGATTGCAGACCATCGCGAACGCCGCGAACAACGCTATCCATGCGTTCCTAATCTTCATCCCCGCATCCCCTGAATTGCGGCCCACGCCGACAGCAGGCCCCATGCGAACATCGTCAGATACCACGCCTGTACATTGGTCATGTCTGTTTCGATCCACCAAGAAAGAAGGGGCCGCTAGGCCCCCTCGGACTTACCCAGTAGCGCGCTAACTTAGCGACCGCGTACCATGCTGAGCACGGTCTTCGCCCCCTTGATCGACAGATACAGGCCGCCGAGCAGCGCGGCGATCGCCATCACGGCCGCAATGGTCGACGTGAAGTCGATCTTCGTCAGCAGCGGCGTATAGTCGATGCCACCCTCCGCATGCGCGAACATCGGCAGCGTTGCCACCGTGCCGAAAAACGAACGCGCGGACAGCGTCTTGAGAGCTTGCAATTTCGTCTTCATTCATACACTCCAGGAAAAGCCGGGAAGCGCCCGGCGCGCATCTTTACGCTCGTCGGATCATTTCGACGACCGCACCTATCCCACGGCAAGCGAAGTACAGACCAACAACCGATCCGAACGCGGCGCTCCAAAATCCGGCCGCCTGACCGTAATCGAAGGGTGTCGCCGCTGCGTCGATGTATCCAGCGCTGGCCGTGTCGAGCACGTAAGCCTGTACCGCCTGGACATGAAAAAGCTGTCCGTTACTAGGCGGGCATACCGCTTGATCCGTAGCGCTTGCTTGATCGGCAGACGAAACCGGCGCACAAATCAGCACATAGCGTGTCGTACCCGCAGCCATTCCGTTCGCACTCTCTACTTGAAGAAAATCAGCGGCACGACATCGAAAGCACCGTCGCAGTGATCGACACCGGCCTCATACGCTTCGCTCACATCCTCGAATCCCACTGCATCACGCAAGCGATCAGTTCTACCGACATCGCCGGAATCAGGGCGTAGGAAGCCGCCCGAAACAAGGTCCTGCACGACGTACACGACCCCGCCTTCCATGATCAGCCTGCCTTCGCCGCACGAGCAGTCGGCGTGAGCGAGTGCATGAGGGTCTTTTGCGTCTTCCCGTTCGTGACGATTTCCAGCTCGGCCGTTGCTTCGAATGGGAAGGGCAGGTGCTTGTATTTCTCGAACTCGGCCGACGTACCGAGCGTGAACTCGGCGACGGCGAAACCCTTGGCGGTTCCCTTCGAGTCATCGAGGCTCGTCTCGGTGTAGACCTTCGTGCTGTCGAACGCAGTCCCGTTGTCCATCTGGCCCTTGCTCGACTTCATACCCAACACCTTCACTTCGCTCTTGAATCGCATCGCTCACTTCCTCGGTCATTGGCCGGATAAAAGACCGTTTCCCCTGCCCAGCCGTCATCAGAGGGGTCTAAATCGTTGTATGGCTTTGCCCAGCCGCAAACGTGTACCGGAACTGCGCACGTTTCGTAATCGGGCACCTTGAGGCGCTCGGGCCACTCGCCCGAGTCGTTCGTGATAGCGTCGAGGAAGTCGGCGTCACCCAGGAGGTTGCGCAGGACGAATGCGTACTTCCCATAGCTCGTGCGGATGTTTTTCAAGCTCGCGTCGACGTTGATCTCCGCCGCCTTACGCTTGATCTCAATCTTCTCCGGCGTGCGCGATGCATCGAGGAGCCGAAGGCACGGATACGCGCCCACGAAGTAGCTCGACGGATCGAGCAACACGTCTAGTGGAATCACGCGCTTGTTGTTGCGAAACTCAACCTCAATGCGCAGCCACTCCGAATCGGCGTCGCCTTGCTCCCGGCCTTTCTCGTATGCGCGGCAGAGCTTTCCATTCCGGCGCAAGCCGATATAAACGCTGCGTCCCTTGCCGTTCGGTTTCTTCCAGTCGCCTTTGTGCTCATGATGTGGCGCGTTCACGGAGCAAGTGAACAAGCCATCGTCATACCAACCATCGACCTGATCGACCGTGTACTCGCCCCGCATGCAGTCGTGCGCGAGGTCAACGCGCGTGATTGTTGGACGGGCCGCCGTATCAACAAGAAAGTCATACAGGCGTGATTCCCAACCCGCTTTTGCCGCGATACAGCCTTGGCCGTTCAGATTGACGAGCATCGTTCCGCGCTGGCTCGCGCCACCAAAAGCAACGTGGCCATAGTTCTCACCGAGTTCCCACGCGTTCGTGTAGAAGTCGCGGCTCTTCTTCAAATCGCGCGTGATACCGAAACCAAAAATCGCGGTGAGATGCTTGCTCGCTTCGAAGATGAACGCCTCATCGGCAACAAGTTGAATGCCTGCCGTTCGGTTCCACGTTTCTTCACCGACTGTGAAGCGAAGCGTGTCGATCATGGCAACCTGTTCATTGGCCGGCCGACGGACGAGGATCGTTTTCAGTTCGCCGGTATCCGTCATCACGAGCTGTAGATCCTGCACCGTCGCGATTGCCGGCCTTTCCGTTCCCCCCCTGTTAGTCCGGGGGGGGCAAAAAGCAGCGGCGGTGCCGCTGCTGTCCTCGCTGCCGCTGCGGGCAGGAGCGGCACCGCCGCTGCGAGAATCGGATTTAGGAGTACGAATGGCCCCGGATTGAAGCGCGCTCTTCAACTTGCCCATGCTCGACCTCAGGCTTGCTTGACTTGAGACGGCGGCAGGCCGCAGACGCCGCAACCGCGCTCGTCCGCACCGCACCACTCGCAGGAATTGTCGTTGCGCGTAACGGGAATCAGGCGACGGCGAGCGCGGAACTTCGCCGCGCGCTGAGCGCCGGTCATTGCATCGGGCTTCGTCGGGTGGCCCGGTCGATTGCCGAACATGTCGGCCGTGTAGTTGTCAAGCCCTTGCTTTGCCATGAAGGCCCCCCGAGACGTTGTAGTTTTTCCGCCACATGGGCGGACCGCTTCAAAAAGGGCGGGGGCCATGAGGCCGCCCGCCAAACAGCCGTACGCTCCGTGGGGCCGAAAGAGCACGGCTAACGAGGCATATCCCAAACGCCGACCTGCACCCCACACCACCCAAACCGCCCGACCGCCCGAGTGGGTTTACCTTTTCGTCGAAGCTGATAGACTCCCGCCTTAACCAACTCGCCTAAAAATTTCGGCGAAACGGTAAATTTGGTTTTGCGGATTTTTACCAGTTTGCGTAAAGCTGTCAAGGGGCATTTATGACAATTAGCGAACTTCTGGACGCGGCGAAGCGGAGGCAAGGCTCCTTAGGCGCAGTCGCTGAGTACTTCGGCTTCGCTCAAACTCGCCTTTCGGAATGGCGCTCCGGGAAACGGAAGCCGGATGCGGGCCAGATTCTCGTACTCGCCGAGCTGGCGGGACTGCCGCCGCTTGAAACGCTCGCGGAAATTGAGCAGGAGCTAGACGCAAAGCATGCGTCGGTCTGGGCGCGAGCGCTGGGAAACCTGCGCGCGGCTGGAGTAGCCGCGTCCGTGACACTCGCACTCGCGACCTCTGTGATGACCTCGAATGACGCGAAGGCGGCGACCTCTGTTGACCTGAGCGGCTCGAAATCCACCCTTTCCGCC